TGCACTCTCGTGCATCTGCTGGACTTACAATTCATCGCTGAAAGGCGTATGTAGTGTGAGGGCAGCGCTTACAGCCCCAGTCCCGCCTCGGCGTAAGCCGTCTAGCGGGGACGAAGTAAATTCTCGTCCTGGACGTAAGCTATAGCAGTAACTTTCTGCTCGCAACCATACTGTATGGCTGGAACTCGATCGTTATCTATTTTCGGTCTAGATACAAATATTACGAGTCCTGAAAGGCTGGTGAAGGGAGGAATCCCGACGAACCAATACCCTAAGGATAGTTCTATTTAGTATCAAGAGTGACCCAGTCGCTGATCATGAATTACAGTGGTTGCGCGTTTGAATAGGGTGAAAACCCCGGCTCGAAAGAGCGGTTCGCACGCGGCGGGTTCCTAAGGGAGAGAAAACTCCTAAGGGCCTTATACTTGAGTGCCTAATACCTTCACATTATTATAAACAATGATCAAAATACTAGCAAACGTAAGTAACTTGGTTGTAGGACTACTAGACCTTATACTTCTCAATATTAAGAGAACGCATAAGAGTTTAGTCGAGAAAACTCGAAGGGCCGAAAGGGCCACTTCTTGGATTAAAATCCGAGAGTTTAAACGTTTTACTACTTTAGTTGCGTGAATCACTAAGACTCAGCATATGCGGGCTTATTACTTGCTACTATTGACAAGAGTAGAGCGGTTAATAACCGTGAGCGGTTCAACATGGGCTTTCGCCTACATGAAAGAAACGCTACGTTTAACGACTCGCGCTCTGGCACGGACCCCTGAACTGGTTACTGTTGATCCCTCTGTGAGGGTCAAGAGAGACCATTATGGGCTTCCGACGATCATTCCAATGCCGATACGAGAGATCCTGCGGTATAACATTGACAATGATATCACCTCACAAGTTGTGAGACGAATAATCATTGCAACGTTATCTATAATTAGTATATTCCGATCTTTCGAGACTAAAGTTAGTCCGAAACTCGACACTATTATAGATCCGTTTAATGGGGAGTCTAAGACTCTTCCACAAGCGGAGATCCGACAGGCGTTGAAAACTCTATCCGTGCATAAGTTATCAATGGGTAACTTCAATCCCGTATCTTCTACAAAGGCGGGGCCAAACGCACCTTTCAGTACTTGGGCAGCTGGACTGGACGCATTAGCGTTCATCCACTACCCTAACCAGTTGTATACTTTACTTCGGTGGATGAAAATCCAGCGAGCGTATAAGTATATGGCCTGGTTACTAGCTCTCATCTTGATCTTTGGGCCTATATATTTAATTATATATGCTTGCGGAGGAAGTAGAAAACTTGTACTAGGAAAGTTGAGTGTGGTGTACAATCAGGCAGGTAAGGCTAGAGTAGTTGCGTCAACCAATTGGTGGATGCAATCTGCTCTAAAACCTCTGCATGAAAGTATCTTCCGCGCATTGCGAAAATTGCCTACAGATGGTACAGAGGATCAAATTGGAGCCTTTAACAAGTTCCTTACTCGAGCCGACAGCTTTGCTGCCGCCTGGGGTAAAGGTAATAAGTTATCAGGTTTCGATTTATCCGCTGCTACCGATAGACTTCCGATCGACCTTCAATCCCAGGTTCTTAACGAACTTGGTATCGATGGTGATCTTTGGAAAGAGTTACTGAACATTGACTGGTTATACCATCCGGATAAAGACTCATCTGTCTACGTAAAGTATGCAGTTGGTCAACCGATGGGAGCCTATAGTTCATGGGCCATGCTGGCGCTAACACATCATGTGATAGTGCAGGTGGCTGCAGCTCGCGCTAAAGTAAATCCAAACAAACATGTTAACTACGCCGTGCTAGGTGATGACATTGTTATTAATAACGATGCAGTATCAGCACAGTATCTGTTAGTCATGAATGAGCTTGGGTTGAAAATATCAACTGGAAAATCTATAATTTCTTATAGATTCACCGAGTTTGCTAAAAACTTGGGTGGTCCGGGACTGGATTTAACTCCAATCGGATCTGGGTTGATTGTAGGCGCACTGCGGTCTCACTACATGGTTCCTGCACTAGTGGCAGTAGCCATTCAGAGATTTATGTACTCGCCAAATGAGGTTCTAGATCTGTTAAGGAACATTCCTGGGGGGCTATTCAATAGAAAGCTCATCCAGGAGGTGATCCTTAATAGTGTGTGGCAATCTTTCCTAAACAACACCTGGTTTGAAGAAATAAGCCGTCTAAACGTAAAAACGCTGAAACGGTATTCTAATTACTTCGTAACAGATGTGCCCAACTATCCTCATAAGTTGGCCGATGCTTTGTTAGCACGGCAACTTAGAGAGTTGGAAATACAGAAAGATAACGCTCACGAAGCAATGAAGAACTTCCTATTGGAAGCGGCTTCACTTTGTGCTGCGCGAACGGCGCCACTAAGGGTTCTAGAAATCCTTATGAAACCTTTTAATCCGGGATTTTGGATGTATTTGCTGGATTCGCTTGATCTTCCAATCCGAATTGAAGACCGATATAATGAAATATACGGTAACTTCAGGCGGATCGGGAGAGACAAAGTTCGTGAACAAATACTCTACCTCCAGAGTTCAGATCCGCGATTGTCCGTAATGGACATTGCGAAAATGAAACCTTCTCAAGCGAAGATATCAATGCGATACTTCAAAGAGCTCCAATATTCAATGGAGTGGAGATAATAGTAGTGTGTTCTTAAACTCGAATACAGCTCGCTTAGTGATCTGGTTTCACCGACCACAAAACGGTGCGAATGCTAAAAGGAGGTTACTCCGGG